CCTAAAAAAAGCCCCGGGGGTAAAATTGGGCAAACAATTCTACTTTTCGGGAGGAGGAAACTATGGCCAAAGTAAACGAGGAACAGCCAAAACCCAGACGTAAGTACCGTCCTGCAACCACATTGGAAGGTCGGGAAAACCAACTGATCAATTTGGCGATCGATTTGACAGAGAAACAGCTCCGTGATGGCACTGCTACATCTCAAGTCATCACTCACTACTTGAAATTGGGCTCGACAAGAGAGCGGTTGGAGCAGGAAAGGCTTGCGAAGGAGAATGAACTTCTCTCAGCCAAGACCGAGTCACTTGCATCAGCCAAACGAGTCGAAGAACTGTACATATCGGCGCTGGAAGCGATGAAAACTTACTCTGGCCAGAACCCTTCTGGAGAGATGGATGATTAGGACCTATTCTTCTCTTGCCAAGATCGATGATTTCCTCAAGAGGTATGAATACCTCAAGCTTCCAGGCTCAGTAGGAGCAGCAACCTTTGGTTTTGACCGTTACATCAATCAAGGCTTCTACGCTTCCAGAGAATGGCGCCAAATCCGGCATCATGTCATCAGTAGAGACCAAGGATGCGATCTAGGGCTAGCCGGCTATGACATATTCGACCGGATCTACATCCATCACATGAATCCCATGACTGTAGATGACATCGAAGATGGCAACATGGATATTTTGGATCCAGAGTTCCTCATAACAACTACACACAGAACACACAACGCCATACACTACGCAAACGAGTACCTTTTGGCCAAACCATTGGTTGATAGAAAGCCTGGGGATACTAAACTTTGGTAAAGGAGATCATCATGACCGAAAGCATTCTAACCTCGACTAAGAAGATGCTTGGTCTCTCCGAAAACTACGATGTGTTTGACCAAGACATCATCATCTGCATCAATTCCGCATTTTCTACGCTCCACCAGCTCGGGATCGGGCCTCTTCCAGGTTTTTACATCCAGGATGACCACACCGAGTGGCCCGAGTATATTCTGGATGACCCTAGGTTCAACTCAGTCAAGGCCTATGTCTATCTCAGGGTCCGCTTGCTGTTCGATCCTCCTCAAACTTCCTTCCACCTTGCTGCCATGCAAGAGCAGGCCAAGGAATTGGAGTGGAGGTTGAACGTTCTCCGCGAAACTATAGAACAACCACTTGTCATTGACGGAAACGTATAGGAGGTACAATGCCTACGATCAAACTTCGCCGAGGATCTAAAGATCAATGGACCACATCCAATCCGATTCTTGCCGATGGCGAGATGGGCGTTGAGCTGGATACCGGTCTTTTGAAGGTCGGCAATGGTTTCCAGCATTGGGAACACCTGCCATATTTCTATCCGAATGTCAGTCGGATGGATCTGCTCCGTCTCGAGGATCGAATCAATCAAGGTCTAACTAGTTTGACCATTGATGATATTTCAGACGTAGCCTTCACTACTCTTCAAGATGGTGAAGCAATTGTCTGGTCGGTCGATCCTGATCGAGGAGACGCTTTCCGCAATATTAATTTGGACAGTAAGTACGTTTCGCAAAATCGGATCGGGAACCTCCTCACCCCGAATCAGGCAAGCGGGACGGATGTTCTTGGCACCACTGCTGGATTTGATCAACTTAATGGGTACAATTGGGTTGGTGTTCGTTCGTTCGAGTTTCCTAGTGCGCGAGTTGGATCCAGGGTCCTTGCCGCTTCACAGGGTCCTGTCGCTGACGGGTTCATTGTCATGACTGATAAGATTTCTATCCGATCAGACAGTGCATTGACATACAAATTATCTATTTATTGGAATGGCACAATCAATTCTGGATACAGTCAACCTGTCCATTCCTTCTACGACTCTGCTGGACAGAGAATCGGCTCTTGGGTCTATGGCCAGACGATGGATTGTCCAACGCAAAAGTGGTTTGATGTTTCTCAAACAATACCGTCCTCTCAGATCCCAGCGGGAACCCGCTATATAAGTTTCGGATTCAATTTTCCATATGGCAATCCATCAGGGACTGAGGCATATATTGACCGCCTTGGCCTCTGGGAAGGTGCTGGCGGAGACTGGGCTATGCCTGGAACACCGATCCTCAACCAGACTTTACGGGTTGTTGCTCCCGAGACCGTGGATATCTGGGACGGGGAGGCATGGACGTCCTTGGTCCGACCCTTGGGGAACCTCCTCACCCCGAATCAGGCAAGCGGGACGGATGTTCTTGGCACCACTGATGGATTCCTCAAGGTTCCACCTTCGGCGGTCATCGAGTCGTCTACTGAGCAGGCAGCATTCGGTAGCAGGTCCCTCTCAGCTGTCTATAACAGTGACGGCTGGATGGAGGTGGTTCTTTCATGCGCAGTCCATGCTGGTGAAACCTACACCTTTACCGGTTCCGTCCGCAAGCATCCTTCCGCTTCTGTATCAGCGTTTAAAATCTATGTTCGCTGGTACCAGGATGACTCGAAGTCGGCTATCTTGCGGACCGATGTTTCCGCCAATAGGTCGATTACTAGTGATAAATGGGCGCAGCAGACTGACACCTTCATAGCCCCATCTGGTGCTACACTGGCCGATCTCAGTATCGTCTTCTTGGCTGATGCTGGGCTGGCCGTTGGAGACAAGGTGTATATCGATCGCCTGGGCATTTGGCAGGGCGCTGGTGGAGACTGGGCTATGCCTGGAACACCGATCCTCAACCAGACTTTGCGGGTTGTGGCTCCCGAGTCCGTAGATATGTGGGGCGGGGAGGCATGGATTCCCTTGGTCCGACCCTTAGGGAACCTGCTTTCGGAGGCGATGGCCAGTCTTGAATCGGCCGCTTACCCACCAGATACCGTCTGTGGTTGGGCCCCCGATGGCGGCACCGGGACACTTGTCGATGGAGGATCATACGGGCAGAAGGCGCTACGCATCACTGCCCCGACACAGGCCTGGGGGGTCAAGTCATTCTCGCCGTACGAGTTCATTCCTGTGCGGGAGGGGGTGGCATATACACTTTCCGCAGACATGAAGGCCGTGATGGGGACGCGCGAGTGGCGAATCTTAGTAAACTGGCAACGCTCTGCCGACTATAAAGATGGTACTCACATTAGTTCCGATGTTGCCTCTATCCAACCATCGGCTCAGTGGCGCACAGCAACCGCTACATTCATAGCTCCCCCCGGGGCGCGGTACGCCAACGTCAGGCTTTCGCCGGTGCAAACCGGAGCGGAAGGGGATGCTTGCGACTACGACCGCATTGGGTTCTGGGAAGGAGCAGGCGGCGACTGGGCTATGCCGGGAACGCCGATCACCAACCTCGGTCGCAGGGTCAGCAGGCCAAACGGCACCGACCGGCTGGTGGAGGTGTGGGATGGCTCGGATTGGGTGCCCATCCACTACGACTCGGGGTGGCGGGACATCACCGGTCTCGTGACACCGGGACCGGGGACCACGCTGAACGCGTTGCGGGTGCGGCGTTCCAACGCCAACATTGAGTTCCTCGCGAGTTGGAACCAGGCATCGGATGCGCCGACAGCGATGACGTGTACGCAGCCGTACGGTTTCCGTGGATCAAACCTGGTGGACGTGAACATCCCACTGATTCAGGCGGGCGGTGAACTCGCCGGGGAGTTCTACACCACCAACGGTCGCGACGCATGGGAGTTCCTCCCCCTCGCCGGTCAAGGCGTGCGGTCCTATGGCGTGATCCGATACCACACCGACGACTCTATCCCCACCAGCCTCCCCGGCACCACCGTCACCATCGCACCGTAAGGATACAATCGAGTCCGAAGAACTAGCAAAGGAGCTTTAATGTCCTATTTGGTCATCAGTATAATCGCTGCAGACCAGGCCATTCGCAATCGAGTTGCAGCCTGTGTCGCCAAGGAGGGTTCCGCTGAGCAGGCTGAACAATTCGCTTTCCGAAATGCACTCCGTCTTGCATCCGAGCCTGGATGGTCCGAGGCTTGGGAGTCAGCTAAGGCTCTTCGTCTCGAGAATCCTGATACGGAGTACCCTCCGCTCGGAGAAGATCCTGGTGTGATCACCGATGGAATGATCTTGTCTGCGGTCCAGAAGATTCTTGGCGTTTGAGTCAAAATGGAAGAAAAAGACAGAGCATGGATCAGGTCCTGGCCGCTTCTACTGATTACAGTGGTCTTGTTCTTGTTCGCAGCATGGGCTTTTGCAAACGATAAGAACTCCACGGCCTCAATCGCCTCATTCTGCGCTGCCTTGATCTGCCTCGGGGCGTGGATTACTACTGCTGCGGTAGAATGGCACCATCTGTTGCACAAGAAACGCTCCTACTACGAGAGTGAGAATGAGGATGAGCAATGAGCTAGAACATTTCGGAACAAAGGGGATGCGCTGGGGAGTTCGTAAGAAGTCAACCGGTGGATCTTCGGAAGCAACGGTCAAGGAATCCGGGAAGAAGCTCAAGGTTTCTGGAGGAGAAGGTCACGGCGCTCATTCTGACGCAGTCTCAGCAGCCAAGGCTGTTCAGAAGATCAAGAAGAGCGGAATCAAGTCTCTGTCCAATCAGGAACTGCAAGCGGTAAACAGTCGTTTGGGCCTGGAGCAGAAGTATTCCCAAATCGTGGCTAAGAATAAGCAAGCAAATGCGCTTACGAATAATTTCTTCGTCAAGCAATTGAAGGAAGAAGCTTCCCGGAGCATATACAACAACACAATGGGCGGTATTAAAAAGGTAGCTCAGCCATTCATTACAAAGCAGGTAGCCGGGATCAAGTCTGATCTAGCTGAGATCAGAAACATGAAAGCTAGGATGAGCGGCAACATGGGTCTAACATACGAAATTTAGATGCTTTATTAGATCGGTGCAACTATGCTATCAAATACGGCAGTCCCAAGGTATTACGGAGAATTCAGAGAACAGGTCCTAAGCGGAGAAATTCCAGTCAATCGAGAAATCTCTTTGGAGATGAATCGTATCGATGCATTGATCGCGAACCCGAACATCTACTACGACGATCAAGCCGTGGAGGGATTCGTCAAGTTCTGCGAACATGAATTGACGCTTACGGATGGCAGCGACGTCAATTTGTTGCCGTCGTTCAAGCTCTGGGCCGAGCAGGTGTTTGGTTGGTACTACTACGTCGAACGTAGCGTGTACCAGCCGAACGAAAACAATAAGGGAGGCCGTTATGTAAGCAAGATTATCAAGAAAAGACTCACCACAAAGCAGTTCTTGATTGTAGCTAGAGGTTCCGCGAAGTCGATGTATGCTTCCTTCCTCCAAAGTTATTTCTTGAACGTCGACACATCGACTACACATCAGATCACAACAGCCCCAACGATGAAGCAGGCCGATGAAGTCATGTCGCCTATTCGAACGTCGATCATCAGGGCTCGAGGTCCTTTATTTCAGTTCCTGACAGAAGGTTCTATCCAGAACACTACTGGATCCAGAGCTAAACGTCAGAAATTGGTCCCAACTAAAAAGGGAATCGAGAATTTCCTAACTGGTTCGCTCCTCGAAGTTCGTCCTATGACGATCAATAAGCTTCAGGGATTGCGTCCCAAGGTTTCTACCATTGACGAGTGGCTTTCCGGCGATCTTAGGGAAGATGTTGTAGGAGCAGTCGAGCAAGGTGCGTCTAAGCTCGATGATTATTTGATTATTGCCATCAGTTCGGAAGGAACGGTCCGAAACGGTAGCGGCGACACCATCAAGATGGAGTTGGCCGATATTCTGAACGGTGAGTACTATGCTCCGCATGTTTCCATATTCCACTACAAGCTAGACAACGTTGAAGAAGTAGGTATGCCTGAGATGTGGCTGAAAGCAGCACCTAATCTTGGGAAGACGGTTACTTATGATACGTATCATCTCGACGTTGAGCGGGCCGAAAAGGCTCCGGCAACCAGGAATGATATTCTAGCTAAGCGTTTTGGAATACCGATGGAGGGGTACACATATTTCTTCACTTACGAAGAAACTCTTCCGCATCGACCTCGAGAATTCTGGCAAATGCCTTGTGCTCTCGGGGCCGACCTCTCTCAAGGTGACGATTTCTGTGCTTTCACGTTCTTATTCCCTCTGAGTAATGGTTCTTATGGGGTTAAAGTTCGAAGTTATATTTCATCATTGACTTTGCTCAAACTTCCTGGTGCTAGGCGTTCTAAGTATGAGGAATTCATCAGCGAAGGCAGTCTGCATGTCTTAGAAGGAACCATCCTAGACATGATCGAAGTATATGAAGACCTTGACAGGTTCATCCAAGTGTCTAGTTATGATGTTCGTTGTCTGGGCTACGATCCCTACAATGCCAAAGAGTTTGTTACTCGTTGGGAACAGGATAATGGTCCTTTTGGGATCGAAAAAGTTATTCAGGGAGCTAGAACAGAATCGGTTCCTCTAGGCGAGTTGAAAACACTGTCTAGTGAGAGGATGCTTATATTTGATCAGTCTTTGATGACGTTTGCCATGGGCAATGCTATTACATTGGAGGATACCAATGGAAATCGCAAGCTGTGGAAGAAGCGTCAGGAGGATAAGATTGATAATGTTGCAGCATTGATGGATGCATTTGTTGCATACAAACTACACAAGGAAGCTTTCGAGTGATTGGAGTTTAATGTCTTATGGAGAACTCGAACATCATGGTGTAAAAGGGCAAAAGTGGGGTGTTAGAAACGGAAAACCAAACCTTGCACAAAGATCATATTTGAGAAAGCAAAAAGATGCAGTTACTCTCTATAGACGAGCTGCAAAACCAAATTCATCGAAAACAGATAGGCTTTTTGCTGCGTTAAACATGAATCTTAGCGATATGAAAAAAGGCATTCGTGCTGGAGCAAAAGAAAAAATCAAAAAAACAAACGAGCACATTGCTAGAATTGAGCGCGGAGAAGCTTCGCTAAGAGATGTTATGCAAATGTATGGGAAAACGACAGCTATAGATTTACAGGTTCAACATTGGCTTGAAAATTCTATAACGAAAAAGTAATTCCTTAGACTCTGAGAGGAGGTGTAAATGCCTAGTATCACATCTCGCATCAAGAGTGCGTGGAATGTGTTTCGAAATCGAGAAGAAACAAGTACTTTCTCGTACGAGTCTATTGGTCCTAGTTATGGCGTTCGTCCTGATAGAACCAGGCTGCGTATAAGTAATGAACGAACGATCATCTCATCTATCTATACCAGGATGAGTGTTGATGTAGCTCAAGCCACTCTGTATCACGTTCGACTTGATGAGAATAAGCGTTATGTGGAGGAAGTTGACAGTGGTTTGAACTATTGTTTGACTTCGGAAGCTAACATCGACCAGGCAGCTCGTGCTTTTCGTCAAGATATTGCCATGTCTTTGTTTCAGCATGGTGTAGTAGCAATCGTTCCAGTAGACACGGTTCTGAATCCGTTGCTCACTGGTGGCTACGACATCAAAACACTTCGCGTTGGCGAGATTACTCAATGGTATCCACAGCATGTTACAGTTAATCTTTACAACGAACGGACTGGGTTGCGTGAAGATGTAACTGTACCTAAATCTCTTGCTGCTATTGTCGAAAATCCGTTTCACATGATCATGAATGAGCCGAACTCTACTCTGCAGAGACTCATTCGTAAGCTGAACATGCTGGACATGGTCGACGAAGCAAGCAGTTCCGGTAAATTGGACTTGATCA